CTTTGAGTTCCATCTCGTATCCTCTTTTCATACCAGTTTGCTATAAATGCAAAAAAAGTGCACAGCCTCCAGAGAAGCTGTACACTTATTAACAATAGGCTGGCCTATACGTGACCAGTCCGAACATGTTTATTGATAAAATGGTGATTTCTGTGCTAATTAATATCGTCTAATAAAAAATGCCGTCCCGAAGGACGGCAACATATTACACTTTATTGCGAAGGAAATCCTGGATCTTTGTTGATACCTCTGAATCCTTAGGAAGCAATGTCTGGACAGCCTCCAAAGTCAATCGTGATACATTGCGGAGATCCTCGGAATCGGATTCGATACATTTAATTCGTTTTTCATGGTCTTCAAGCTTTTTTTTATCATGCTCAAAGTATCGATCATGATCAGCCATGCGCTTTTCAATCCGCGCGACTGTAGTTTTTGACCTGATCCATCCAATCAATTTAACAATTGAAAGCACAGCTCCGGCAAGACCACCGGCTGCCAGAATCCATTTACCAAATAAGGCCCATGCCTCCAGATCAGTCATTTGAGGTGTCATCAGACTTAACCTCAGTATCATTTACCTTATTATAATTTGATGTAGAAATCTGCAGCAATGCGCCTAAAAAAGTATCTACTGCTGCAAGCGTACCAGTGATCTCTACCGCGTATGGCAATCCCCAAATGCCAGCTAAAGCGGCATAGAAAGCTCCTAATGCAGGTAATACAATCTGTGCAATAAACTTCAATGTATCATACAATTCACTTGATAATTTCAGCTTTAACATATCTTCTTCCCTCTTCTTTCTTTTACATCATCTCATTGACTCTTGCCTGCACTTGGTCGTACAGATCACCAAGCGCCGCCCGGCGATCATCACCGTTACCAAACTCACCCGCAATTGCGCGACGTGCCAGCTCATCAATATCCGCCGATGGCTGAGACTGTGCCATAATCTCATTGACGCGTGCCTGCACAGCATCGTAGTTGTCACCCAGAGCATTCCGGCGATCATCGCCTGTACCATACTGGCCGGCAATTACTGCCTGTGCCAATGCCTCAATGTCGACCGGATGAGCATCGTTGCTGCCGTTGGCCATGATCTCATTAACTCTAGCCTGCACAGCATTTGCATCATATCCAGCGTTTGTCAGAGCATTAGTTCTGTCCGTTCCGTTTCCCCACTTACCAGCTATAACCTCATTAGCAATCTCATCAATGCTCTCTGTTGGTCCCGCTGGATCTGGCTCTAACGCCTTAGCACGCAAAGCACCATAAGCCTGCGAGAAATCAATATCGATCAAGCAGAATGATCGGTCGCCATTGTCCTGCTGCCGCTGGCCAAATGCCTTTCCGTTGTAGTACATGCAGATATGGCTATCCGGAGCTGCTGCACAGCCACGCGGGAATACTACCCAATCGCCGTTGCGGAAATTCTGTGGCCCTTCAATAAAATCAAATACATCTGCGTGGTCTTCGCGCCCTAACCAATAGCCATCAGCCCATCCTGTTCCGGTTGGATATGGATCAATGCCAATCTCGCGGCAGAATACACGAAACGCGTCTACACATTGCACTCCATAGGCGCCATCATCATCAATAGCCTGGCCATTGTAACGTTCAAAAAATTCTTTTGCATTCATTTCTTCATCCTCTTCTTTCTTTTTTTATCGCAAATAAAAAGCAGATCGTAATCTGCTGTGTTGCTGATTTATGCAGTTCTCCTCCATATGTATGTTGCATAGTATGGAGGTATGTTGTTGTGGGCAGCTCCACCGCCCGTGTTTGTGGTCTTTTGCTTATATGTTGTTGTTTTTGACGTGCCTGTTACATATTCGCCGTACGTTTGTGTATCATCGGCCCATGATCCGCCGCCTGTAACCATCAAACTTGATCCAATTGATTGATCGTGATAATGAGCTGGTATTTCATTGACAGCCAATCGATGCGTTGCTTCGCCGCCGGTAGATCCCACTGCATAAGAGCTTCCAGCTCCAATTAAAAATCGATCCTTTGCCACAAGAGACCATGTACCCATTCCAAAAACTGATGCAGGATTCGTTGAGTCGTCCGAAATGTAGTAGCTTTTCACGGGATGATCTTTGTTAAAAATATAGGTCCAAATTTCATTAAGTGCTTCTTGTGGTACCCCCCCCCCCCGCTTGGAACAATCTTGCATAATCCCATCTGATTCTCCTCCTATTTCCATTTTCCAATTGCGATGATGTCTATCGTGTATGGCACGTTTGACGCACTGGTAGGTCGTAAAATATAAGTTTGTCCTACAAATGATGCCGTTGATGCAAATATCCCTTCAAGCCATCCTCCATACCCGGCTGATAATGATTTTGTTGTTGATACAGTTGCGCTAATTACCGGCGCAGCCGTGAATGAAGCGGGGAAATTTCCTAGGCTAAATGCCGGGCATTCATATATTGCGCCCCATGTATTCGTTACGCTTACCGTTACATTAACATGCTTATAACAGATCATAGTTCCATCGTCATATTTAACAAATGATCCATTGCTGTTTGATCCGCTTTGCACAACGTTATTTATATTATTTTGCAGAGTTGTTTTTGCAGAATTGATTGCTGCATTTACCGCTTTGTTCTCGACCGGATAAGCACTGGTCGACGACAGAGAAGAGTCAATTGGAACCCCCCCCCCCGAATAATTTCACACAATCCCATATTCCCTCCTTATGCAGTCCGTTGCCATATGTACGTTGCTTTGTACGGCATCATGTTTGATGATGATCCAGTATAATGCGTGCTTTTCGCAACCGATTCTCCAATTGTATATTTAAGGCCTATTCCATTGACATAATTATCTGTAAAAATGAAACTTTCCGTGTGATTGTGGCTTGTAGCACCGCCTGTAGATCCGGCAGAATAAGAGTTGCCTGCGCCAATCAATACTCTGTCCTTCAGCAATGTCCATGTTCCAAATCCAAATAATGATGCAGGATTAGTTGAGTCGTCTGACCAATAATATGATTTAACCGGATGCGAAGCTTTTAATGCTTCGAGCTTTATCGCGGCTATTTTATTATTAAAAACATAGTCAGCTATAGCCTGCATCTGAGCGCTTGATAGATTATCACGCAATATTTTTGCCTTACCCATATTATGCGACTCCCTCTATGTTTATGCTGAAATTACTAGTTGGTTTAATTTTCGCATACAGCGTCAATGTTGTTCCGCTGGTGTTCGCTTGATCCATGCAGTTGTATGCGTTGCTCTCAGCGGTCGTCGGCAATGTTCCGGCAGGAATTAACGTAATCGTCGGATGCTCATCATAGGCAGCGGTTAAAGCGATATTGTAATAATAGTACGCTGTGCCGTTGACTGTAGTTGTCGAGCTTGACCATGATGACGCATTAACAGTTACCGCTTTTTTGGCTGCCGTTACTGCTCCGGCAGATTGGATTGATCTTTTAATTGTCGGAAACATTCCTACACTGATTGATTCCAGTGGTCCATCAATAAACAATATTGGCTGTCCGCGTTGCAGCGGAATGCTATAGGTTGTTTTGCCGCCGAATGAATCTGTTAACACTATCGCAATGGTCCATGATTGCTCATTGTCCAATGTTTTTGTAATCATGACATTGTCCGAAAGAGAACCGCTTATTACAGTTCCTTTTTGCGATGTAGCCGTGTACTGAATGGCTAATGCGTTAGATCCAATCTGTGAAAATGAAGAATCACATGTAATATCCGTCTCTGAGTAGAAATTATTATGTCGATGAATTGTATTGATGGCCGTTGGATTTGACCATGCCAGCATCGTTAATTTGACGCTCATTCCGGCAGCAATGCCTCTGCTGTCTGTGACCTGGCATATAGCATTAACATCATTGCCACTGTTAATGACTCCACCTTGCACGGTGATCTTGTTCCCACTGATTGCACATGTGTATGTTTTTCCGTTGACTTTCAGCCATGCGCTCGATAATGATGCGTGATATCTCGCGGCTGCCGTCATTGCATAACTAGGAGTGCTAAGATTTTGCACAATCTTTGACGAATCACCTGTGATCGCTATGGTCTTGCTGTTAGAGTCTACGTATGCAAATCCTGAGACACTTGGATAGCAGACATTCCCATTGACATAATATGTCCCATAATCATCTCTTGATGATGATCCATACACCACTCTGCATACATAATTGCCATGGTCAGCGTTTGGAATAGACGCATACAATGCATCTGAAAAATCAGAGCTGCTGAAGTATGCGCTTGTGTTGCTTGTTGTTGTGCGTTTTACCTCGCCCCAATTTGTGTTATACATGATTACCGTGCAGTATCGCGACAATGGATTGTAAATCGTATCCATAACGCTATTGCCAATAATAAATGCAGGGCATCCAGTCGCATGTGGCCAATCATAGGTAGTTACACTGATTGCTCCAGTCTCAGAATACAATTGGCTATCCGTCCGTTTTAATCGTGTTTTGACAGTATATGCTGTATTAGCAGACAATCCAGTAATGGTGTAATAACCGCCTGTATGCGGAACTACTCCAGTGCCCTGCCATGATCCTCCGTTTAAGCTGTACCAAACGCCATCACATTCAGCTGATGCCGCAAATTTCATTTGTATCGATGTTTCTGTTTTTGATGCTAATGATTGAGAAACAGATGCATATCGTGGGATTGTTTGAAGTCCTACAGTTGTACGATATCCCCAATCTGTGATGTTAAAGGTCGCATTAAACTGCATGCCAATTGATACAGATCCTGATCCATCATCATTATGGCTGACAGTCCATACGCTCTCCAGTAGGTTATGATCTCCTTCTCCCCAAGATGTCCAACCGCCGGATGCTGAGTCAGTATCGCTTGCGCAGCTCCAGCTTGATACATTGACTACGTTCCCGCTACCCTCGACTGTAGTCCTGATCAGTGTGTGTACCGTTGACGTATTAGATGCCGTGTCTTCGGTAGTTCTGGCATAAAATATTACGTATTGATTTCCGTAACCGGTATTTTGGCTAGTTCTGGCTATTTCTTGCCAATCGCTTGTTAATGTTGCCATTCACAATACCTCAACTTTCTACGCTCACTAATCCGATTCCATCATTTTTGATAGATCCATCATCGTTGTAAATCGTAATCGGGATAAAACGCATCTTGCTGCAGAGCGTTATTTCTTCCTCAACTACGGATTTTTTCATGTGGAACTCATCTCCGGATACCCAATAGATTTTTGTGCCGTTTTTGTCATATCCGGCAAAACCAACTTCATTATTCATCTTGACATATGATCCATCTTGACCGTACATAACTAGGCCATCCTTTGTGAGTGTACCAATGACGTTGTTATTCTCATCGCGCAATTTGAGCACTCCGGATTTATTGTCCAGACCTCCTAGATCAATAGTTGATCCAAGGAACATGCTTGCAGTTAAATTGATAACATTGATCTGTGCCGCATCAAATGTTCCATCGATTTTCCAGGCGGAATTAAAAACACCGTTCACTCCAGTGTTTGAAAATCCAATCCCGTTTTTATTAGCGCGGATTACGTTCTTGGCCGTCTGCTGGTCTGGAGTGTCCATGATCAGGATCTCTCTGTTAACGCCGTTGCTGTCCTTATTCAGTACTACATAGCCTCCAGATCCGCCTCTGATACTATTAGTTGAGTCAATAATACTCTGCATCACTTGGCTGATCTGCCCGCTTGTAGTTACTTGATTCTGCTTAATGGCCGCTGATTGGTCAGCAATCGTATCTGACAAGCTATTTTTAGCATCGCCTAGTTCGATCGTATTGTACTGTTCTTTTAAAACATCGTATTCGTAAGAGATGACCTTTGCGGATGCCTTGACTCCGAGTTTCGGGTAATAAACATGCACCGTATCGCATAGTGCTACATGCTCAAGTGGTGCAATGTTTTTGTATTCTTCTGTCTTGGCCAACGGCTGAAATGAAACTTTTATATTGACCTTTGGAACTGTAAGATCATTCGATGCAATGTATGAATCACATTTAGCATTTACTTTATCCGATGTTATTTCTTCATCCTGGCCAAAATAAGAGCTAAAATCCATGCTCTTAACTGACGGCACTGTAGCGTCTTTGATTGTGTGCAGTGTTCCTTGAATGACAGTTTCATTCGCTTTTGCATAAGGATAGATAGCTGTGTACATTGATTCTGCGTTTGTATCGTGACTGATATCTGTTAGATTTTTTCCGTATCTGATTGATACGTCATTATCTGTTCCTCTGTGCAGATGCAATATTACCTTTTGATTATTCCATTCGTACTCACCGCCGAATGTATCGAGCATTGATCCAGATTGGCCGCCAAGCAATGACCGCAACGACTGCGGCTCCGAAACAGTAAACGTGCTGTCCTCATTCAGTCCATCTGCCTGGATTTCAAAAGGCGCTCCAGTGACCAGATGGGCTTTAAGCTCAATACAGGCTTGTGTTGCGCCTTTTGCCGTAAACGGAGTGACTGCTGTTTTGCTCAAATCATAAGTTATATGATTTAGCGAATATGTACATACGCCATTGATTGGACGGCTTATCTCGACTACGCGAAATATCTGATCATCGGCATCCTCATTCGGCTTGATTTTGACCAATGAATCAACATCGATATTTTTGTAGTATTTGCCAGTAATCGGATAATCAAATGACGCTGTGAATGCGCCATTTCTTTCCTCGGAAACGGTGCATTCACTAATCACGCTCAATCGTCCAATGCCATTCGTTTTGTCCTCTACAAGCTCTGAAAGAGATTTAGAAGGATCTAACAGGATTGGAATCATAACCGCCACCAGCGCGGCGTGATTTCTACCGTCATTTTATCAGCTGGGATTATCGCGTTAACACCTGGCTGCAATGTCGGAAAATCATCTATATAGATGTCTCCATTTTTGTTTTCGACTCCAGTGTAAGCATCTTCAGCATCACAGTCCAATGTAATCGTTGTTGCGTTTTTATTGATCGTAACAATCGTGCCATTGACAGACAGAACGCCTGTACCGGTCACAGTGATTAACGGCTTTGCGTATTCAAGCGTTGGATTTGTTATGGTCCCTTCAGCAGATAGCGTCACGGGAGTTTCACCTATCTTTAACCACCTCTGAGGATAGCAACTTGTCGGAATAACAAAACTGGCTGTTGAATAGTTAAGATCCCTTTGAGGATCAAAACTATCCGACAGTCTGCCATTTCTATACTCATCATTTTTATCTGAATCTTCAATTCTAAAATAAGATCCTTTCATTGACATCAAATATTCACGGAATGATTTAAGATCCTCTTTTACATTTTTATCCATCAGGCAAAAGTACTTAACAGTTTTATTTTTCCAGCGTCCATTGTCTACCGTAATAGTGCCATTTCTGCCTGGAACATCGATCTCATCAAGATCACGTATCGGTGCTCCGTCATCATCGCTTCCCGCATATGTCACATGAAATTTAGAGACTATATCGATTCCATTAATTGCTAGTGTTCTCATCCAAATACAGTCTCCTTCCTTTTAGTTTTCTTCTGCATCTCATCCATGACATATTCAGCAATTTCTTTATTGTTGCTGTTTTCAGGTGGATATACATTGATGACTACAGATTGCGTATTTGATGACGTAACAGATGCTTTATCGGAAACGCTACTAGGAACAGAGCCATTCAGTAATGCTGCAGATGATTCACTGCTTACGGAAGCTTGTTTAACAGATCCAGTAATATCTGTTCCGATTGACATATCAGATGTCAATGATTTCATTGCATCTGTGATCTTATATGAATTATTATCAATTCCTGATGCTAATCCACCAATAAAATCAGGCATCCATTTTTCATATTCGCGCAATGGTCCTTTATCTGGCTTTGAAAAATGCAGAAAATCAGTTATTGTTCCAACAACATTACCAATTGCGTCTCCGATGCCGCCGATCATGTCTCCAATGCCGTCAATAAAGCCCTGGATCATGTCTTGCCCCCATTGCAAAGCATTCCCTGGCAGAGCAGTGAACCATCCGCTGATGGCACCCCATACACCGCCAAAGAAGTCACCGGCGCCATTCCAGACATTGCAGATTCCATCCCATGCTCCTTGGAATACTCCAGAGAAGAAACCTGTTACTGCATCAAATATATTGCTGATGGAATTCCATGTATTACTGAAGAAGTCTCCCCAATGTCCAACAATATCCTTGATTGCATCCCAAGCCCCAGAAAAATCACCTCTGAATACATCCTCTACAACTTTAAAGATACCTGCAATCGTATTCCATATCGTTGCAAAGAAATCAGCTACTACAGACCAAATATCCTGAATAACTGTCCACGCTGTCTGAAAGAAGTTTCCAAGTGTTTCTGCCACTGGAGTAAAGATTGTAACAATGGCATCCCATTTTGCTTGAAAATATGGAGCAAAGAAATCCCATATTGCACAGATCATATCAAATGCATTTTTAAATGCTTGGATCATTGCATCGATAATAGGCTGGCACGCCGATAGCATACTCTGAACGCCTGATATGATCGAATCAACAACAGTCGTCACGATAGGTGTGATCCATGCAACAAATGACTGTATTTGAGCCCACAGTTCACCTACAAATGCTCTGAACGTTTCAGAATTATTGTAGAGAATAACCAACGCCGCAACAGCTCCCGCAATAGCCGCAATAATAATCGTAAATGGGTTTAAACTCAGTGCAGACAGCAGCCCTTTTAGGCCACCTCCGGCAGCAGTCATAGCCGTGCTGAATGTCCCAAAGGCAGCAGATGCACCACTTATTGCACTGGAAATAGACATTGCTAGCTTCAGGCCAACAAATGCCGCGCCCAGCGTTTCAATAACTGGGATCAGTTGCTTAATTTGCTCAGGAAGCAGATCAACAATAGATGTTCCAATCTGTTGGATCATTGGAATAAAATTATCAACTATGAATGTTTTCGTTGTTTTAATCAATTCATCAAATGCTGGTTTCACATTTTCACCTATGGCGATAGATCCGCCTAGGTTAGATGCGGCAGCCTTCATTGCATCAAATGATCCTGAGAATGTTGTACTGGCTTCTTCAGCAGCGACTCCAGTCAATCCCAAATTATCTTGAATAACATGGATTGCAGAATATACATCTCCAAGATTTGAGATATCGTAATGGACCCCAGATATCTTTTCAGCATCTGAAAGCAATCTTTCCATCTCAGTTTTCGTGCCGCCGTATCCTAATTTAAGGTTATCCAGCATTGTATAGTTCTGCTTTGCGAATCCCTGATAAGCGTCCTGAATAGAACTGATATCTGTCCCCATCTTAGCTTGGTTATCCGACATATCCATGATTGCAGTATTAGCAGCATTTGCGGCCTTAACAGCATCTCCGCCATATGCCTGTTTCAAAGAAGCTCCGAAACTTACAGCCTGTTCAGAATAATCATTCATTGACATGCCATAAGAGGATGCTTCTTTTGCAAATCCTCTTACGCTATCAGCAGCCTCTCCATATATTGTTGTTACGCCGCCAGCATATGACTGCTGCAGCTTAGCGCCTTCACTGATAGTAGACTGCATTACCTTGGCGAATGCTGCCGCAATGCCTGCACTGGCAATGATCGACTTGAACTTACCAGCGAATGAATTCCCGGCTGATTGTCCTGCAGATTCTGCATCACCGCTCATCAACTGAGTAAGATTCGCTTTCATGCCCTCTGTTGAAGGCATAATCTGCACGTAAGCTTTTCCTAATGTTGTTCCACTTGCCATTTCATTCACCTCGTTTCTATGTGTTTATGGCCCGCTAATCTCTCCCAGGCCTTTTCATAGTCTTCACTGTTTTCATATCCTTGATACTCTGTAGCCTGTTTGTGCACTCCATGAATGATTTTGTCCGAAATATATTCAGGCTTCTTCAATGTCTTTTTTGAATGAGCAGATTGTGTCACATAGATCAAATTCTGCAGATCATCATGGATGATTGCCAAAAGAGATCCGTTTAGATCCGCTTGAACACTATCCAATGTCATTCTTGAACGAGAGTTCTGTCTCAATCCAGCCGCTAAAATAGCGATAAAACTTACATGATATGATTTCCAATCATAAATCTGATAGGTCTCTGCTAGGTCACATATTAAAGCGTCTTCATCATTCTTCACGAAGGCAGCCAGGCACATTAGTTTTTTGTTTCTTTATTCGAATTACACATTTCTACCAATTCATTAGAAATTTTTTTGATTGATACTCTTCCATCCTTTTCTCTAACATGATCGTATAATGCTTTTTTCTCTTCTTTTCCAATTAGAAGATTTAATACTAGTGGCATCTTCAATGGATCACCATCAATTGCGCCACCCATTGCTTCAACTAATTCCATATTATCTAAGTTCTGCTTAGGATAGGAAAAAGAGAAACCCGTTGAGGTTTCTCCCTTAATTACTCCACCCAAAGCGGTATCTGTTTTAACCGCGTCATTCATTATTGATTATTCTCCTGTAGCCGGTGATTTAATATACTCATAATGAGTAACACCAGTGCTATCCGGCAGTGCCGATGTAGTTACATTGTAACCAACTGGATCACTGTCATTGTACGTAATATCATCCATATCCGTGATCTTGCCGTCTGGAATTACAATCCGTTTCAGCACACCACCCTTCATGATCATATCGATAACCCAAACATAATCGGTATTCTCATCGTTTGTTGCTTTAACTGTGATTCCTGTTTTAAGATCACCTGTTACATTCCCGGCATTATAGACAGCCTTTAATACATCTGCATTCAATGCCTCAATCAAGTTGTACTGCCATGTATCCTCTTTAGCACCCTGTGTATACAGGACAGGATCTCCACCCCATGCGTTAACCGTATCACTGGATGGCGCATTTGAGTTTGTGATTCCATCATCAGATACATATCCAAGAGCCGTATATGTTGCTGCCAATGCTGTTGATGCGTCTGTAGGAAGTGCTGTTCCTAACGGCGCATAATATACTGATCCAGCCTTATGCGGCTTTCCAGTTGTTACATTAATAGCTGTAGACATTTTCTATTCCTCCATATAGACCAAATCAAATACCGCCTGATAGCGGTATTCTTTGGTCGTCGTATTTGTAAAATTATAAAACGTATTGAGAGAGCATCTGGATATATTGGTCAAAGTATCAATATCTTCCATTGCTTTTACTACAGAATCATTCAGATCAGCAGCTTTGTACAATGATGTTGCATAAGATTGAATGGCAATAGTCACATTCTTAATATGTTCTTCATCACCTGCACTTGTCACTTCAATTAACACATATGATTGTTCAGGCTTTTCTGGCCGTTCCATATATGCTTTTACTTGAAGCTTGCTGTTCATATAATCCAGAACGGTTTTCTCGATCATTTGTGTACCGCCTTGAGAAGCGTGTTGTTCTCCATGTCATCAGAAGTCATTGCCTGTTCGACAATTCCTTTAACACGTGTACGGGCATGTGTAATGATTGGCTTCGCATCCCCTGCATTTGCCGCAATCTCATTCGTGTATTCTCTAATCAGATCGGTAACTCCCGCAGAATTACGCAGTTCTTTAATGCCTGGAATATCAAGTTTCAGTTTGAAATTATTACTCATAATTTTCCACCTCTATCTTGTCATTCCATCGTAATGGCACATTATCAGGGATATAGTGCTGTGGCTGACCAATGGTTCGATATTTCTTGCCACTGATAACCACAGTCTTATTCTCCCAATCGTGTGTGTCTGTCTTAGGAATGCACAGCGTGTAGACGGCTTTCTTTCCGGTAAGGTTCATCGTATCAACGATATCTTCTGATCCAGACGGGCTAACAAGCACATCATCCACACTGATCTCCTGATCAGCATAGATTGGTGTTCCAAAATAATCTGTTCCAGTCTGTTCATGGCTCAAAAGAATGACTGTCATTCCCTTGATCATTGCAGTTCTACCTGCCTAATCTGCTGTCGTCTCAATCCTAGTGCTGCATACTCTGAATTTTTGATAAACAGATCACCTTGAGACACAGGTGTATAGCTCTGAGAATACCCGCCAGCTGATTCTGAAATCTGTGTTGCTGCCGCATCTTCTGTATTTTCATTGATCATACGGCCAACAATACCAACAGTTACCTGCTTCGCCACCAGTGCCAAATCTGCATCATCTGCAGTCATCTGTGCTAGATCCTTACCAATGCTCTTTGCATACACTCTCAATTTAGCTGAAACGATAGGAAGAAGCGATTCTGCTTTTTCCTTTTCTTCCGGTGTGAGTTCTCTAAACAGAGTGATCACATCATTTATTGTTGCAAAATCGCTCATCCTTTTTACCTCTTTTCTTTAACTGCTCTCTTTGCTTTCGGTTTAAGTTTTTCCTGTTCCTGATCTTCCTTCACCAATTCCCATTCAGGAGCAGAAATCTTTCCGTATGTCGTTATTTCTTTGCCTGTTTTTGTATTCAGGTATTTCATTATTCAGCTGCAACAATGCGCGCGAAGGAAGTAGCGTCGAGAATTCCCCAACCAATATAGGCTTCTGCTCTGAGACATACCTGATTCATTTTTTTCAGATCACCAAGTCCATCTGGATCGCCGTACTGGATAATTTCCATAGGAACGCTATCTGCGTATCCCCATCTAAATGCATTTGCAAAATCACCAACAATCGCCATATCCTTAGATCCTCCAAATGCCATTGTTCCATTGATATCAGATGGAATTCCAGCAAATGCCGATGGATTAGCGCCAAAACGGAACTCCGGATACTGTGCAATGCCATTTGCTTTGATCTTGGACAGCGCGCTTCCAAATGCTGTAGACATAGCAAGGCCATTGATTTCGCCATCTGCATTTTGTACAAGTAAAACTGCATCATCGATATTATCATCAGCTGTAGCGGCCGCATACGTAACGGTCTGTGTCACCAGTGTATCAAAAGACTTTGTTTTGACAGTCGCAGATTCGGCTCCATCAGCTGGATTTACACCATGCATCGCTGCGATATCCAAAGCACGTGCAATCTTACCGGCGAAGCCATCTCCAAATGCGCTCAAATAATCAAGTTGTTTTTCCTCTGCCGCCTTCATAAACTCATCAGAAACACGATGCTGATATACAAATTTAATAGGTGTGATTGTTACTGGACCAAGCTTAGCTGATCCGGCTGGCTTTGCCATGCCTTCACCAACAATAGCCGCTTCACCATCAAGCTGGAAAGTCATTACCGAATTGCCGGTAAAAGACGCCGGCTTAGATGAAGATAACTTTGCAAGTGTAGAACGACCATTTGCCTTCTTGAACATTTCTGATACTAATTCTGCAGGAAACTTAGTTCCTTCATTTGTTACTGTTGTTGCCATTGTTTTCTCCTTTTGGCTTATTCGCCTTTAATGTCATGCAGCATTCCTAAATATGCTGCCTTTTTAGAATCCTTTACAGATGCATCATCATTAGTATCAGCAAGCGGAGCAGTCCTATTTGTTCCCATCATTGCTTTCATTGAATCAGCATCTTTCTGAATGTCCTCTTCAGTATCGCCTCTAAGTCTTTCAGCCATTTCATAAGGAAGCCCTGTTTTCAGAGCAATCCGCGTTTTTACCGAGCCGGTCTCGTATCCCTTAATCTTGGCATCCCTGTCTGCTAGATCCTTATCGTATTTAGCATACTTTTTAGCTTCTGCTGCAGATGAAGCTGTCAGATCATCAAACTTTTTCTGTAATTCAGATGTTGTTTTCTTCTGATCTTCAGGAGACATCCAACCTTCATACTTCTTTAAGTTTGTTTCTCTTTCGCGCTTCAGACGATCATTAACGATTCTATCTAATTCTTCTTGTGTTTCGATTTTTACAAATTCTGCCATTTTCTTTTTCCTCCCTACTTAACCCGGTAGTACGGTGCAATATATTAAAAGGGCACATTTCTGCGTCCTCTCAATACCAAATCTTTTGTGCTTTCTTACCCTTACCTTCAATACATGCCCAATGAGCTAAAACAACGGAGTCCAACAGGGCGATATCTCTGTTAGCATCAAGGCTCTTATAGCCGAATCCTCCGTTACTTCCTATAGCTCTATGATCACAGTTTGTTACAACAGCGTCAAGCGACGGCTGTTCCATATGGATCAATGTCTTGCCAAACACGGCCTGCTCAAACTCTGCATTTGCTTTAATAATCTCTGGAACTCTTGGTAATACAGGACTGCATAACTTAGCTCTGCTTAACTGGTCAGTCAGGATCTTCTGACCATTCTCACCATCAATTACAACCGATGCAACTCTGGCTTTCTTTAGAAAATCAATAATCCAACGTGTACCAGCTCTGACAGCACGGCAATCTATCGACTCAATGAATACGTTCTCACCTGACTTAACGGCAATCGACATTGCTGCATTGGTACCATCATTGCCATATTTAATACCGACATAAAGCTTTCCTGTCAGTTTAGGCAATGCTTCAACCTTGCAAGCGTTCCAATCAACCTCAGTGATTACCGATTTCTGGTTGTATGTCAGCCACAATCCAAGTCTCTGGATATTGAAGTCAACGTCATCGCCCTTGATCTCAGCATTTACGTTTCGTTCCGTCAATGTGATTCCGAGTGACGGATTGGTTTCGTACCATGCATCCTTATCATGAACGTCTGTGGACTGGTTAACTGACCATTCAGCCCATCCAGTATCAGGTCTCTCCCCTGCTAATGTCTCGTTCCGCATCTTCTCAAATACATCACCTGATGAAACAAGTGTCGGAGGAGTTCCACAGTAGATCGTCTGTGGATTATGTGAGTCAGTAACAACATACGCGAGGGAAGTCTGCTGATCATTCTGGTATTCCTGAGCTTCATCGATCATTACCAGATCATACCCAGTTCCAAGTCCACCCTTCGATGTTCTAGTGCGGAATTCAATCCTCCCGCCATCTTCCAGATAGATGTGCTCCTTGCCATATGCTCTGTACTCTCCGGAGATCTCAAGCTTTGCCGCTTTAACGACCTCATACAAGCGTTCCCAGACCGCATGAGCTGTGTCTGTACGATGGGCTGTATAAAGTATCCTTTCACCCTGTTCAAGACCATACAGTGCTCGCATGATCAGGATCTCTGATTTTCCGTTTCTTCTAGGAACTGCAAATCCATAATTCATGTGTACCCATAGATCTTTGTCGTTTGTGGCCAGCATGTCATATAACAACAATTCCTGCCATTCCATCGCTGTATTTCCAGTGCTGTTGTAGAGTTCTATAGCTTCTGGTCCATGTGTCTCTTTGTAAGGTAAAACAACGGATTGAGTAGGTGTTTGGCGTCCTTCTTTGGACTTAGCCATTCACTTTCCTCCTATCCGTTATCTCTATACAAGACGATCACATTCGGTGCTCGTTGCTTTGCCATTTACTTCCCTCCTAATTGAAATATACTCATCTTGAAAGGAGGTGAGTATATTGGCTAAAAATAGTAAACAGACTTCAAAAAAAGTAGCTACAATTGCTTCTAAAGTTCTCCGCGATGGAAGAACAAGCAAAGCTTCTAAAACAGTTGCAGCAAGTGCCCTTTCACAGAAGTCATCAAAGAAAACTAAATAATTTTACGCTATTTTTCTACAACTAGTTGCCGAGGCGTTCCGGAGAGAAGATTCCGTAGTGATATTCGCCATACGCACGATAAATGTCGATAGGCATCTTCTGTTTACAGATGTCTGCCGCGTTTATTGAGGAAGGCTGTCTCATAAGACCCATATATGTCGTGGATCTGCGTTTCTTCAGTTCGATCATGTACTTCAGCTGTTTCTTGAATACGAGCCAGTCAATATAGCCCTGGAGATGTCTCGTTGATATGCCATGTGCTCTTCTCATCAAGTTCTTCAGCTCTGTGTGGAGCTCATTGCAGTCGCCAAGGCTGTTGCCCTTGGCTGTCGTATATATCTGCTTGCCACCGACAACTGGTATTGGTTCTGAGATCAGCCCATGGTGTTCATCAAAATTGAGGATGCACGGCTTGCTGTCTGAGATCACCGTGCTGCCTTTCTTGAAATAGCTGGCATATTGCTCGAATGTTGCCTGGGATTCTGAACCCTGCCCGGCGACCTTGTAAAGGATATTGTCATGCTCATCGATTGCTGTGACGATGCACACCTTATGATGGCTGATGCCGGAAAGTTCCTTGTTCACCAGGCATGTCTTGTGCTTTCCTCTTTTCTTGGAGAGCCTCGGCATATCCTCTTTCCGGGTGCCCTTCAGGTTGATCTTGGTATATGCAGCGTCCAGCTCCACCTGCCCGCTCAGCTCTTCCTTCAGCTTCTTTCCGGCAGCGGAATAAAGCTTGTGCCTCATATTGAAACAGGTATGCACAGGCTTCTCGATTGCCAATGATTCCTGTTCCAATGTCTCGCCGTTAAGCTCGCATGCCATGAACTCCACCCAGGTCAGGAACTTCGCTGGGGAATGCGAAAAGAATGTACCTGTCGTGGCCATGAATACCGCACCGCAGTCCTTGCATCTGTATTTCTGCCTGTACTTCGGATTGAAACCATTCTTCTTGTAGTTCTTCGAATGGCAGTGCGGGCATTCGCACACAGTATCTTTGAGATTGTCATAGTTGGTCGTTTCGGTAGTGACCTTGTCATAGATCAGCTTATCGATGCAGGTACGCATGAACTGGAGCTCGATCGGACTGCAGCTGTCCATGAACGCTTGATTGATATACATATGGGTTGCCTCGCTTATACAAGGTATTCTAGCGATTCACCCTCAAAGTGCTGTACATGGAATGGTACTTTGACACATTTAGCAACTATTCGTAGAAAAATAGCGTAATTTTATTAGTTTTCAAAACGCAGTTGATAGCTGTTGCCAAGCTTTGAACTGCGTTTTCATTTGCAGAAATATCATAATTCCCAGTCAATTCACATATTCCATGAATGATTTCATGCCAAAGAGTTTGTTGTTTTAAATCTTCTGGAAGTGACTCATCTATTGTTATTTCACATTTCATAAAATCAATCTGTCCGAATCTAGGCTCGTCTTTGCTAACTACCGAGACTTCCTTTACCATATAGTCAACTCCCAATATGTTTACTTTATGAATCATGTTTCCTCCTAACAAAAAACCGCCTGAGCGGTTAAAATACTACTCTAATTAGATCTGCCACTAATCCAGGTATAGCTTTCAGATATTCTTTTATCTCTTTCATTTTCGAGTTGTCATTTAAATATCTTATCCCAGCAGATGTAATTCTCATCTCAGATAGATCATTTGAAATAATCTTGTTGTTCCCCCATACTTTGGTAAAAACAAGTCCTTCAATCAATCCTTCATCCGTTGCCATAAATAGTATGTCAGAAAGATACTCTTCTTTAACACTCTGCTTTAAGATGACTGCATTAAACTCACAAATATCAAATATGCACTTTCGCTTCATACATCCATACAAATATGTAAGTATTTTGAATAGCACAACGTCATAATCATCGTTTCCCATATTCACCTCTTAAAAAACCGCCGAAGCGGTTATTGTTTGTGCTTTTTAAAGAGTCACTGCTTTCCATCCATAAAGTCTTTTCCCAAGTTCCCATTTATCCCTTA